TTGGCTGACCTTTTGCGCACTCCATCGCCCAGCGACAGATTGTTGCGTTTGCAATACATAGAATCGGGAACGAGGTGATACTTCCCATGAGTTGTCCGTGCTGTTGGTGTATCAGCTTGTCGACAATCTCGTCGGGCAATCGATCTTGCGGGTCTGCCACCGCATGCGCAATCATTTGATTGAATTTGATTTCAGATTCGGTCTTCGGATTGGCATGTGGCGGTGGAAGGAAAGTATGTCCTGTCAGTGAATCGATGAAAAGCGTCTTCTCGAGGCCGTCGATACCCACTTGGTTGCAGATTTCATCTGCAATCACGTTGGATACCCACGACTTTAGAGTATTGGTGCTGTCTTCATAATCCGCTGAGACAAAAACTTCATTGTCTTTCAGGTCCGCGCCGAGGCGGTGCCATAATTTGGTACCGTCCCCGACGGGTTCCCCGATGAACGTGAAGCAAGGATGTTTCCGCAAGATGCTGTGCATGAAGCGCTGGAGTGGTTTCAGCGCTGTGTACAGCAGAGGTGGCCCCTTCGTAATCACCCGAACTTTCAAAGGTTCGGCGAGACCCAGTGGTACAACCACGGGCAGTTCCATTTGTGCTTGTTTCATGATTCTCCAGTAGAGTTGTGAAAATGCCTTATCGAATTCCTGTTTGGACTTGGGTGTGATTCGAAGTTCCTCAAGCGGCGCGGCTTCGCGCCGTTCCTCTGTTTCGCCAGTCTTGTTGATTTCTGCATGCAGATAACCCCCATTTTTCCTAAGCCCGTCGAGGAGCGTAGGGTGCTCGAGTAGAACACCCACAGTTCCCGCATGGCGCCGCGAATTTTGATAGTTCGCGGACGTGCTCGGAAAAAAAGGGCGGATCCTATCCTCAATCGAATATCTTTGTCCAGCAAATAGTTCAACTACTGTTCGCCGGAGCTGGTTCTCGAACTGTTCTCGTCCAAGAACGGTGCTAACCTTGGGATGAACCCTGCGTTCATCTAGGTCAGCCCAGCTGATTATCGATTTTGGTCGTTGGTCTGGTACAAGCGACGTGAGCTTTTGTACTGCTTCTGCCTCTTTCAAACGGATTTGTTGAGAATCCGGGCGCGGCATCCCGTTCTTCGATCGTAAGATCGAGGTTAGGAATGACATGCGCTGATTAGGGCGGAATTTGATGAGTAGGTCTATGAATCGACCCACTCGACCACCGACGAGATGTTTGGGATCATCTCGAAAGGATCCGAAGGGGCGCTTGGGTAAGGTCTTTTGCTCCGTGTGAGCGCTGAAGAAGGCTGAGAGTTTGTATTTGACAAACTTCATCCATCCTCCGCTCGCACAGCTACCTTGAACCCAGTGTGTGAAAGTGCTTCCCATCTCGGATTGGAAGTCTTTGCGATGTGCCTCGGGTCGGAACCCGTAGAGCTTTGCAATTTCATACACCACGCGCAGGCATGCACTGACATCACGGGAAATGATTTCCCGGGAGACCATGCTACCATTGGTGACTGTTGA